GTGCTTATTTTGCTTTGGTAAGAGATATAGAACAGGGAGTACCTAGGTTTGTATATAGTGGAGTACCCAAGGCTAACCTGAAGGTGCTTGACTTGACCCAGCCCCTCAAAGGTAATACTGAGATGATGGATACCTTTCTAAGTGCGACTAGGTTTTCAAGGATTCAATATACAGGATTAAAAAAGGATTTCTTAACAGAGCGTGTGTTTAATGATTTTGGTCAAGACCCAAGAAGAAAGACTAAGACACTTGAAGACTTCTATAGGTTCTTAAAGAAGAGAGAGCGAAGCCTTGATAATAAGCAGATAGCTGATGAGATACCTAATATTCAGCCCGGTGTATTTATGGCTACACTGCCAAAGCTTTTAAAGAAGCAAGGGTTTGGGGGGATGTATCATAAGGAATCAGGTCATAATGTTCTCTTATTATGGACAGAAGAAGGTAGAACGATAGGTGAGAATATGGCTGCTGTTGGTAAACAGTTAGGAGTTATGAGACCAATCTCTGTTCTCAAGCAGAACTTTTCTAGAAAGTTTATACAGGATAAGGACTTCAGTAAGAATTTTGGTGCATATGTAAGAGACCCTCGTAATGGTCTTGAAGATAAATTTTATAGGTTCAGGTCATATGGACGGATTAAGGCTGCAACACCCGAACATCCTTCTCAGGGGGTGGGTACGATTGCCAGAGAAGTTCTTGGTGAGAATCCGGCAAGAACACTGGAGAACTTTAAGAAGTTATTGATTACAGAGGAACTTCATTATAGATATCCAAAGGCAGCACTTGAAACTAAAGACAAGATTAGGCTTGTAGATAAAATACTTGGTAAGAATAGTTCTACTGAGAAGGCTGGTTTGATGTCAAGACTACATAAGACTGATGCACTTAATGAGAAGTTGCAGCATGAGCTTGATATAAAGACAATGATAGGCAAGACGAAGGGGCTATCTAAAGAACAGAAGATAAAGTTAATTAGTGAAAGTATTCCCAATAAGTTTAAGTAATGGTAGAGTATGACCCGGATTTGGTATTGATAGAGAAGCTCAAGCCTATCCTGAGGCAGATAGTCAGGGAGGAGCTGGTATGTTCCAAGGTAATCGTAGGTGCTACGGCTATCAAGAAGGTGCTGGGTATCAAGACAACTCCTACCTTGATGAAGTATTACAACGAGTACGGACTCCCTATGGTTAAAGGTAATCGTGGGTTCTGGGAAATACATTCAGATAGTATCAAGGATTGGATGAACATAAGAAGCCTGATGGCTAGGAAAGCCAGAGAGTTAGGGTTTCAGGTAAACAGTCGTAGGGGTGCTGGCAGGTATCCTAGGCTTGAGAGGCTGACAGAGCAGGAGATGGCTCAGGTACAGGCAGGGATAAGAGAAGACAATGCAAGATAGTCTTCTATTCCAAGAATAATATGAAGTTAAAGAAGTCATATGAACAATTAGCTAGAGAACTTGCACAAGGCGATTTGGAAATTCTTAACCTATTCCGAAGATTAAAAGATTTGAAAGAACAAATAGAAGAAGAGTCCGGTTGGATTGTTGAGTTCTCAGCGTTCAAGAAACATGAAAAAAGGTAAAAGATGAACACAGGAACAGAGATAGCAAGGACAGGACTATTGGTTAAATCCGGGGATACAGAACCATTTGAGAAGATGTTGACCTCGGCTTTAGAGGCTAGTCCATTTACTGAAGAGAATAGTGAGGGGATGAAGAAGCACTATAAGAAATATCCCTCTAGGTATGTGGATGACCTAGTAAAGCTAAGAACTACATTGCCCCAATATGGTGGTACGCAACCTATTAATACAACTAATAACCTTATACTGAATCTTGGTGAGCTTAGTTTAAGCCAAAAGCAAAAACTGCTCGATGAAAAGCTCTCTGAGCTGGGTATAACAAAGGAGATGTTAGAAGGTGAACGAACAGGAATACAGGAAGAAATTAGACGAGGCGATATTAGTAGCACAGAATGTAGCGGAGGAGAAGTCAACAGACCCCCTGCTGAACCTGACACCTCATCCTAAGCAGAAGGAGTTTATAGATGCCGTACTCTACGGAGAACAAACGGAAGTCTGGGCATTTACATCGAATAGATGGGGGAAGACACTCGCCGGAGGGGTATGTGGAAGCACCTTTGCCCGGTTCGGTGACCCAGAGACTGGTAGGGCTACCACTGGTTGGGTCATTTCTCCTGATAACAATACTTCTCGTGACATTGTTGAACCAGTTTATTTTGACAATGGCTTTGTTCCTAAAGACCAAGCTGTCGCTCCTCTTATACCGAATAGCGAGATACTTGAATGGCGAAAGAAAGACAAGATATTAAAGTTAAAGAATGGTTCTTTTATAGGATTTAAAAGTTGTGAGTCTAAGGGAAGGAAGTTCCCCGGAGCAGAAAAGGATTGGATACATTATGACGAACCACCAGACAAAGCAGTTTATGACGAAGGAGGTATCAGAGTCGGGGCTGGAAAAAAGCTACGAATCTTTGGGACTTGCACTATCTTACCGCCAGAAGGAACAGTTGGTGGGATATCTTGGCTCTATCCGCACATTATCAAAAGAGAGTTCCAACTCCCCCATGTTAGAATCTTTAGGGGCTCAATCTATGATAACCCATATTTAGACGAGGTATATATTGAAACGCTCAAAGCAAGATATATTGAAGGAACTCAACAGTACAGAATCAGGATTGACGGGGAGCTTTTACCCGGTATTGGTGGTGCTAGGGTTTACTCTCCTTTCGATAGGGGCATACATATTCCTGAGGTTTCTCTACCTTTTCATACTGGGAGACCTCTAGCTTGGGTATGGGATTTCAATGTAGAACCTATGGTCAGCTTGGTAGGTCAGAAGATTGGTAATAAGTTTAATATATTTAAGGAGTTGATTCTTGAAGAGGGAAATGTCTTTGAGATGGTGGACTTATTTAGAGACCACTATCCTACGCATGGTGCAGAGATTCATGTCTTTGGTGATGCAACTGGGAAGCGAAGAGACCACCAAACTAGGCATAGCAGCTATTCTTTGATAATGAAGGCTATGTCTAACTATCCAGTACCAGTAAGGTTAAGACTGCCAGAGAAGAATCCTAATGTGCCTGACAGGATTAATGCAGTAAATATAGCACTAAGAGACCCAAGTGGTGTGGCTAATCTAGCCATGACCAATCATTGCCCAGAGTTAATGCAAGACTTTGAAGAGGTCTTGTCAGATAATAAACAAGGAATAAAGAAGACGCATAATAAGAAAGACCCTTACTTTAGGCGTACTCATGTATCAGATGCAATAGGGTACTGGATATGGAAAGAAGCTCCACCTAGAAAGGTAATGGCGATGAGACCCAGAGAACGGTTTAAACTTCCGGATGTTCCGGCTTATGCGTTTAATTAGATATGAAAGAATGTTCACATTGTGGCGGAGAATTACTTAAAGGACACGAGGACATTGGTATATGTGCTTGGTGTATGATAGAGATAGACAGGCAACAGGCATTTATAGATAGTATGCCAGTGCCTTCATATTGTAGTGAGGATGACCAAGAGATTAAAAAGGAAGATAACCTTCCAACCCCAGAGGAGTATATGTAAGAATGGCTGATAAGGATAGTAAGATAATACAGACAATAAAGATGTATAAGAAGGAATCCGAAGACTCAAGGATTACCAGAGATAAGTTAAATAGGCGAAATTGGGAGGCTTATCACAGCAGACAGGACTTCTCACATAAGACTAATACGCAAAGTAAACAGTTCTCTCCGAAGACAAGTATGGGAGTAGAAGCTGTTACTGCATTTATAAAGAAGGCTCTGACGGGACTAGGTGATTACTTTGCTGTAGATTTAGAGAACCAAGACCTTATGACTAATCATCAGGCTCGTGAATTGTTAAAGTTCCACCTTGATTCCGATGAAACAGACTTTGTAACAAAGATAGCTGATGCTGTTAAGATAGGTTTGTTATCAAGTCTTATGATATTTAAGGTTAGGAGTGAGACTAGGGAAGGTCAATTTAATCTATTAATAGATGTTGATAAACCTGAGTTCTACTTCCCTGACCCAACAGGTCGTGGTTTGTACGAGATACATGAGGTTGTTCGTGACCTGCATGAAGTTAAACAGCTTGCAGAAGATGGTATCTATGATAAGAAAGAAGTTGAGAAACTTGTTAGCAGTATGATAGACTCTGAAAAGAAATGGCATGAAGAGAAGCAGAGGAATCAAGATGCTAATACTAAGAGTTTTAGAAAAGAAATAACATTGCATGAGGTTTGGGGTACTATCCTTGATATGGAGGGCAATGTCCTAGAGGAAAATATTGTATGCACAATAGCAAACGAAAGAGTACTTATTAGGAAGCCCATCCCCAATCCAAAGCTCCACAAGAAATCACCAATCGTAACCTCTCCTATAGTTAGAGTTCCTAAGTCAGTATGGCATAAGGCTCTATATGATGACCCAGTAAAGTTAAACCTCTTTATCAATGAACTTCAGAACTTGATAATGGATGGCGGTACTGCGGCAGCCCAGAATGTAAAGGTGTTAAAAGATGATAACCTCAAGAATCCTAATCAGGCTTCTGGAGGAATCCCTCCGGGCACTACTTTGCTAATTAAGGAAGATACTCCTGTCAATGAGAAGACTATGCACGTTGTAGAAACAGGTAAAGTTCCACAGGATGCATTGAATGTAATGAACCTGATAATGAGAGACTTTGATATGTCCAGTATCTTTAATGATATCAGGGCAGGTCTATTACCTCCACGACAGGTCAAGGCTACTGAGGTTATTGAAAAACAACAGTCTTCAAGTGAACAACTTGATAGCTTTGCTAGGGAAGTAGAGAAGGCATTAGTTAAAGTAATAAGGCTGTCATGGCTTGAGATATTACAATTCAGAGAGGGTTTTGCTACTCTTGAAAGTGTAATCGGAGCTAGGGCAGCTCTAGTATTATCAACGATGTCGGCACAAGAAAGATATATAGAGTTTGGAATAAGAACTAACTTCAAGGTAGAAGGTATAAGTGGTATCATAACTAAAGGTAGGAACTTCCAGAAGCTCATGCTTGCAGTTGATACTATCTTTAAGAACCCTATTCTTGCTGAGACATTCGCAAAGAAGTTTAGTCCGAATAAGATACTAGACCAGATACTACAGGGTCTTGATATTAATCCGGCTAATATAGAATTACAGGAAGGCGAAGACGGTGTAAGCCCTGAAGCCTTACAGAATACATTTGGAGATAAGAAGACAGGGGAGGATGCATCTGAGATTTCAAGGAATAAGTTTCCACAGGAGCAAGTCCCACAACCAGCAGCAGGTTAAAAGGTTATGAAAATACCTAAACGGTTTAAATTGTTTGGACATACTGTTGAAGTTAAAACTGAACCTGATTATGAAGACAGGGAAGACGGTCAGGGGATAGCACAGTTTAATAAGAACCGTATTATAATTCAATGTAACAAGGCATTGAAAAGACCTGTTACCAGAATGGAACAGTGTTATCTTCACGAGGTTATACATATGGTGTTTCATGAATTGCATTATTCAAAGGAAACCTATAATGAGCAGATGGTTGACCAGATAGCAAGTGCACTTCATCAGGTATTGACTACATCAGAATATTGATTAGAGAAAGGAGATAATAATGGGTTTTATTGGACCGTTTTTTTTATTATTACTTTTGCTATAAGTTATTATTTTTACTATAAATACTTTATAAGGGGAGACTTATGAGTGCAGAGATGGACAAGAAGTTTAAAGAGTTTAACCAATGGTATCAACATCATCATGCAACCCAGCAGCCTACTAGAGACTTGGGCAGACAAGTTGCTTTCTTATCTGATGCCTTAGATGAGACTATATTCTTACTGGCTCACGCTTGTAAAAGTATAAGAGCTTTGGAGGGCAGAGAAGGTTCTGGGCTGGTGCTGCCCGGTGCTGTAGCACAGCACAAGGGGGTATCTTATGGCTGATACACAAGGTGAAGCACAAAGGAACGCTCTTAAGAGAGAGTTTGAGAGAGCAATAAAAAAACGACAAGACCATATAATAAATAGAGCCGTATCTAAGTATAGAGATAATTTAACTGCACAAGAAGCTTTTGCTGTAATAGCTTCTATCGCAGAGTTAAGGAGTACGGTGAATGACATTGGTTGAGAAAAACTATAGTAAGCATAGTGACAATATTATACCGAGAGAAGATATTGTTATAATCATGGATGAGTTTGCAAAAGATAAATCCTTTGGTGGCTTTGAAGTTAAGTATGAAGCTGGAAAGGTTACCTTCGTAAAAGATTGGCGAGGGAAGAAGTATTAATTTTATAATTTTGCCAAGACCGAAAGGAACAGTAAAATGGAAGAAGAGAATGAGCCAGTTGATGAGCCGATAGAAGATATCGTTGTTGATACTGGTGAACAAGAAGAGTTACCTGATGACTCAGGAGTCAGAATTGTAATGTCAGGACAAGAGTACGAAGTCCCAGCTGCAGTAGCTGAAGCCATTAATGCCGAAAGGCAGGGCATGGACAGGAAACTGGGAGAGACTTCGGAAGAGCTAGGCGAGCTTAGGAAGTACCAAAGGGATTCAGTTAGTCAGGGTATTGCTAGACAAATTACATCTGATGACAAACCTGCTGGATACGACTATGAGACCGCCATCTATGAGGATGCCAATGCGGCTATTGCCCATCTAAAGAACGAGATGCGACAGGAACTAAGACAAGAATATAGCCAAGACCAAACCCAAAGGGAGTCTGGTGCTAGGTTCTGGGATAACTTCTATCGTGAGCACCGTGATTTAGGGCGTAGTGATATCCGAGCAGATGTTCAGAGTAGAATAATGAGTGAGTTAGCAAAGTATCAACATTTACCAGATAACGCAGCAACTAGGGCTAGAATGGCTGATGACACAAGAGCCTACTATCTTGGTATAGCTAAGAATTTTGGTAACAATGGTGCTGGTGATAACAACAATTATTCCGAAGGAGCTGGCAACAGAAGTGCATATGGAAGTATAGGCAAAAAAGAGGAAGGGTTTGAACGCCTAACAACAACACAGATACTCAAGAAGAACAGGGCAAAGAAACATCAAGCTCTTATAGACAATAAGTAATGGAGGATTTTTAACATGGCTCAGTACACATGGGGATTTGATTCCCCTTCAGGCGTATTTAAGAGTCACGCTATGTCATCTAAGATTTACGAAACGGCTGTAGCTAATACTAAGTTCATGCCTTTCGCAAAACCTGTAGATGGATTCGGTAAGAAGAAGGGTGAAACTGTAACTCTTACTAGAATAGCTGCAATATCAGAGCCAACAAGTGCGGCATTAACTGAAGGCACAAAGATTAGTGAAGATACATATGCAATCACAACCACTAGCATCACTGTTAGTGAGTATGGTCGTTCTGTACCTTTCACATCTTTGGCTGAAGATTTATCGGTTGTTGACATTGAGAACAGCGTACAAGCGAGACTTAGAGAGCAGATGACCTTAAGCCTTGACACAGTTGCTTCTGCAGCTTTCAAGACTACACAGGTAAAATATACCCCAACAGGTGTTACATCTGCTGATACCACAACTGGCTCTTCGTTTACCTCCGCAGCTACTAATAACATGAATATGTATCACATGGAGCAGATTTATGACTTGCTCTATGATACTTACTTAACACCGCCTTTAGAGGGTGACAAGTATGTTGGTATATTCAGGCATCTCGCAGTTCGTGGTTTAATGAGGGATTCCGATTGGGTGGAATGGCATAAGTATGTCGGTCCAGCTGCTAAGGAAAATGGCGAAGTAGGTCAGATAGAAAACATTAGAGTTATTGACACGAATCATGGTAACAATGCCGGAACTTTAGGTCTCGGTAAAGTAGGTACATCTAATGTTCTTGGTGAAGGTGTTGTCTTTGGACAGGATGCAATAGCTATTGCAACCGTTCAAGAACCTGAACTCAGAGCTAAGATTGCTGGTGATTATGGTCGTGACAAGGGCGTTGCTTGGTATGGCGTTCTTGGTATGGGGGCAATCTGGACAGCTGCTAATGCTGGTCAGGCTAAGATTGTTCATGTTGGTAGTACTTAATTTTGATAAGGAGATTTTAATATGGCTTATGGAGATGAATCATGGGTAAGCCTTCCGCTAATTCAGGGTGTAGTTGTTTCAACCGACTGGGGTGTGACTGGTGCTAAACTGGATACCATTTCAGCAGGTGAGGCGATTGCCGTAGCGGTAGTTCCTTACAAATGTGTAATAAAAAGATTTGGTTTTACAGTTGGTACAGTTGCAGCTGGTACGACCACTACTCCTACTATTAAAGTATTTAATGGTACGATAGCGGCTGGTACTCTGATTGGAACTTTAACTGTCGGCACAACTGCAGCAGGTAATTGTGTTTATGAAGACCCTTCAAGTCTGCTCACAGCAGAAGCAGGTGATATCATAACATTTGAACTTGATGTCGTTGATGCAGGTGGAACGCCTACATCAGAAGGATTCCCTTTTGTTGTTGTAGAACCATCAGCAGAAACCGCAGCTAATATTAGCACGATGACTGCTGGATAAGTAGATTTATCTGAATGATAAAGAGGAGTTGGGATAGGGCGAGAGTGAAAGGCTCATCGTACTTTATTACTTCAGTTTTATAGGAGGATTAATTATGGCAGCACTAGCAGTTGGTGATTGGACAGTAACAGTAAATAAAACAAGAATTAAAGGTGGTCAACGAGAAAACGAATGTACGCTAACAATAGGTGATGGGTCAGATACTTATCCCACAGCAGGGATACCGTTTCCAACAAGAGAAACATTGGGAATGATTGAACGTATAGATAGTGTGATAATTGTAGATTCTGCCCTTGATGCAGGTACAACTACTGCCTATGTATGGGAATGGGATAAGACAAATTCAACGCTGAAAGGTTATGTAAGTAAAGACCCTGCAGATGGCGGTGGAGCAGATATAGTTTTACAGGAAATCGCAAGTTCAGTAGCACCAGCGGCAAGTACATTTGAGATTATAGCTTATGGTTGGTAGGAATCAAGTTTTGTGAAACTTTATTCATTTAACATTATAACCTAAGGAGGTTAGTATGGTAGAGGTAAAAGAAGTAGAAGGATTAACTTTAAGTAGGGTTCATGATTACCAGAGAGTTGAAGGCAAGATAGACGAGGTAAAGTTGGTCAATGAGAATCATTACATAAGACTATCTGACCGAGTCAATGAAAAAGGTGAACCTGATAAGGATGGTAGAGACAGAATACTATTCGCTCAGAATGGTCAGGTATGGACAGGAGAAGGAACTCCAGCCCTAAAGTATAATGAGATTCCCGAATGGTTCTGGGTACTCGCTAGGAAGTGTAGCAAGGAAGGCAGGGATAGGGTTGGGTTAGTTCTTCCTGAAGAAGAAGAGAATCATTGTGAAGTATCAATACCAAAGTATGATTGTCCTGAGAAAGATTGCATGGCATCAGTTCCGCTAACACAGAAGGGTATTCATATAGGTATGCATACACGCAAGAGGAACGCAGGTAAAAAGAAGAAGACAGTGAAAGCTGTTATAGGAAAAGAGGTTAAGGAAACACCAGTAGAAGCCGCAGCTAAAGAGGGTATAGTCTACAAGGTGGAAGGGGATGAATGAATAGAGTAATTAATTGTCAATAATATAGGAGAATAAGAATGGCAACGATAACACCAACAGTAGATTCAAATAGCAATCCAAAGGGGATTGTGGTAGTTACATGGGCAAGTATAGGGGACAGTGATACTTGCACTGGCGTGACAACGGCACAATATAACAGGAAATGTTTTCAGGTAAAAGGAACATTTGGTTCAGCGACAGTTATAGCACAAGGTTCAAATGATGCCGGAACAACTTATGCAGCACTAACAGATAAAGGGCAAACGGCTATAGCTTTAACTGCAGCTGGCATAGAAGAAGTAGGGGAAAACCCATTGATGATACGACCAAGTTCCAGTGGGGGTTCTGGTTCGAGCACGACAGTAGTGCTAGTTTTAAGTAAAGATTAGGGGAGACTATTATGAAGAAGAGTATATTATTTTTTTTTATAACATTATTTATTTCTGTACTACTTGTGGGTGGGTGTACAATATCTGGTGTTAAAGTAGACCATGCAACTACGGACAAGACAGTGAATCCGTTGTTATCACCAACACAATAAGGAGAGACTTATGAAAAGTATTTGGAAATCAAAATCATTTATAACGGGTGTCGTTATGATGGTATTTGATGCCATTAGTACATATGGCATTGAGATTCCAGTAGGAATATCTAGTCATATAATTGAAATTGCAGCTATCTTTTTAATTGGTAAATCAGCAGCAAAGAGAATGAGCAATGGAAGTTGACAAAGTTGTAAATAAACTATTGAAAGCAATGGGAATCCCAATCGAAATGAAAGAGCCTAATAAGGCAATGTTTGATAGAAGGGTAGTGAGGGAGATTCTTGTTCAATGGGAACGAGATATAACTAGGAAATTTAAAGAAAGAGGGAGTTAGCATATGACTATAGCGGTATTGGATAAGTGTGAAGTAAGTGGTATAGAAGGATTTGTAAATTTAATAGATAAAGATGAAGTAT